TAGCACTTTGTCTGCGTTGCGGATCTTCACCCGGAAGTGGAAATTCGTTTTGATCTTTGTCGTATGCCATTAGTAACTATATCCTCCGTTACTTGAACTGCCTGATGAACTACTTGAACTACTCGAACTACTTGGTGTAGAAGTTGTAGAAGTTGTTGTATTAATAGGGGTCGATGTATCAGTAAATGCTGAACTTTGTATTCCAGCATTTATTGTTGTAGATTTTGTTACAACATTTCCTGATGCTTTTAATCTTGAAGCTGTAATAGCATCAATAATTTCAACATCGTCTACACTAGCACCACTTATAAAAATTTCGTCTGCTTCTGATTTGATTTCATACAAGCTACCAAAATTTTGATCTTCTTGTACTGGTATAAGAATAAATGACGACACGTCAGGAGCAAGTTCGTTAATTACGTATCCTGATAATTCAGAGAAGTAAAATGTTTCACCGAAGTCCCAATTGTCTAAAGCAAAAAATTGATTAATTGCTGTAATTACTTTTGTCTTAATGTCGTTATCGTTTAATACTTTGTTAGCGTTCTTTACAATTTTAAATTTAGCTTTCAATTCTTATCCGCTTCATTACCGAATAGTATTTTATACTTAACTGGATGATATATAATTTCATCTGTTAATGATTTAATTTTGTTTAACTCTGCACCGTATTCAATAAACAACTGATCGCTACTTGGTGGTAACGGTTTTGTTTGAGACTGTTCGAGCAACCAAAGTCTAAAGTTATTGTCGTAGTTTCTAGTTAGTAAATACATATCAATAATATTACTTGCACTAGGATCTATTCTAGACTCAGAACTTGCAGCATGAATATAACGGAACTTTAAGTTATTTCTGCCTACTCTTGCTTTGTAATCAGCTGTGATATTTAATCTAAGTGCCGATTTGTCTAATATCTCAAATACATCAGTGTCAATGTAATAGAATATTTGTTGATCATTGTATGTGCTAAACGGAGCAACTTCAGTTTTAGAATTTAAAATAATAATTGAATCATTATCGTTTGGAAGATAATTAAAATCTTCTACACCGTCTGCTGTAGTAACTTTTTCAAAGATAATGTACTTGTTAGTAGTGTTAGTTTCTGGTTGAACAATTTCTTCAAACAAATCTGCATCATCTACAACGCCGTCTTCGTCGTCATCAAAATAACTTACTTCTAATTTTTTACTATCAACATAGCCATCTACGTCTCTATATGCATCAACAATTTCCCAATTAAAATCTTGAGTAAATGGTGCAGGGTTATCTGGCTGTGTATTAATGTTTAATACTGTAATAGTATCTTTAACAATTTTTCCGCTTTTGTTATCAAATATTTTGTCACTTGAATCATAGTAAAAACGCATTTCGTTATCACTTTCAAAAACAAATCTCATTGAACGGTATGTAATAGTATATCGTTCGCCATTTGTTTCAAATAGAACTAACCAACTTGCATCAAGATTTTGATTTGTAACATCGCCAGTTTTACCTGTACTAAATCCTGTTCCTAGTGATAAGTTATTTTCTGTAACAATGCGCCATTCTGCAGCAACTTGATCAAATCGTAAACCAAATGTTTTGTACGAAAATATTTGATCAATTATTTGCTGTTTAACACCTGATTCTAAGTTATTAGCTAGTGGTGGTTTAATTTCAAATAGTATTGCTCCAGACGGAATAACATCATTTAGTATAACAGCACCTGCGCCGTCATCTGTTGGTTCAAATCCAGTTCCGTTAATTCTAACAACTTTTACCCATTTATAATAAGTGTCACCTAATAGCTTTACTGTTCCATTAACTAATTCGCCTTTTGAATTAAAGTGATTAGTTGATGTGTCAATATCTGCCGGATTAGCTTTAGCAACATATCCTGGAGCAATTACTTTAATTAATGAGCCTACTTTAACAATACTTAAAATTGATCCAGTAAATTTACCTAATGTTGACGGAACATCTTCAATGTTCTTAAAATAGCCTGTAGATAAATTTGTATCTTTTGTAGTTTGTACCCAGTTAACACCTAAGTCTCTTGTTATAATTTTATTAAATTTATCAAAGTAATAATTTCTAATTTTCTTATCACTTAAAATTGGTACAATAGTGTTTTCAACAGCGCCTTCTACGTCAGTTCTAGTTGTAAAAGAAAATCCATCCTTTTTAGTTTGGGTTTCTTTATAAACAACACCGTCATTTGCATATAGTGTTGTTTTACTATACTTACTAGTAGCGTCTACTAGATCAAAGTATCTACTAATTCCGCTTGATACTCTATTAACACTTTTAACCTTTACAATTTGTTGATTAATTCCTAATGGTGCAATTTGATAATCTTCACCAGTAACCATTCTATTTTGTGTATAGTATGTAGTTGGAGCATTTTGTTTAATTGATGCTGTTGATTCGCTGTTAGTGCTGTTATCAACAGTATATTGTAAACTATAAGTTATTGTAAGAGTTTCTGTTTTATTACGCTTTGATAGATAAGGAACTGTAATTGTTATTCCTCTAAAATCTTTAGGAGTAATAATTACTCTTTCGTTTAAACTAGTTCTAAAATAAGTCTTAAACTGACCTGTTGGAATATTTCCAAATACTCCATCACTAAACACTAAGCTAACTCTATCGTCAACTCTAGTTAGTACAGAATATACATTTCTATTATCTTTGTTAAGACTGTTGTATATAATATTGTTGCCCTGCAGGGATTCAACTTTAGACCATAATTCTTTTTCGTTACCTACACTATCTAAACTATATAACCAAACATCAGAATTATTAATTTGCGGAGTTTCAATTGCAACGGCTTGATTAGATGCATAATCATTAATTGTAAATATACCTTGGTCTAATACACCCTGTCTAAAGTGACTAAAAAATCCTGTGTTCGAACTTGTAGGACCTTTGCCATCATCTCTATATAACATAGCAAAGTTGTTTCCTGGAAACGGTGCTTCTTCTTTAATAGTCTCTGTAATGTCTGTAGATACTATTTCAAAGCGCACAGCTCTGCCGTCAATATTTTTGTTAAATTGGTACGTAGGAACATCAGTATTAGTACTACTAAATCTATATTGTTCAGTGTCAACATTTGAAATAACTGATTTCTTTGCAGGACGACCAAATGTTCCATTAACAGGTAATGCTGTATTCATCACTTTGATGAATTGTTCATACCAATCACTGTTAGCAGGATCATTCCAAGTTATAGTTTGACCTTGTAAGTTAACATTATTACTGTCTCTAACTTCTTCACTAGTTCTAATGTTTTGAATTTTAAGTAATCCGTTAGCAGGTTGATTTCGCTTTGGATTGTATGAAAGCAAACGTGCTAAACGGAGAACTGATTCTCTACGCTCTGCAAGTTCTAGGTAATTTTCTCTAGCATTTAGATCAATACGATAAGAAATATTTTGACCTAAAAATGCAATAAGATCTATCAGTGCAAGGTATTCACTGGATTCAACATAGTCGTTAAAATCTTCAGGATAATTTTCCCTTAGATACTGGACCATAGTTCTGCGTAAATTGTCAAAGTCGTAACTTTGAAAATCTGCGTTTCTAAATGACTGGTAGACTCTCTTCCAATCTTCTGCTAATAATAATCTATTTTGTCTATCTGTTGACGACATCGGCTATTCCTTATCTATAACAGTATTTATGTGAGATCGATAAGTGCGTATATAATTACTGTGTTAAAAACCCAGCGTCCTCATCAAACTTTAACTGTAGTTTTTCTACTATAGAATAAGGCAAATATGCAAGCTCACACTCGATTTGAATGCCGCTTTCATAAGCGTCTACAGTAATTTGATTTACTTGAACACGGGGATCATAATTTATAATTCTTGATACATTTTCAACGATTGCGTTTTTAACTGTGTCGGTTAATGGTTCAAATAATATGTCCCATATAATTGTTCCAAATTCAGGATCGCTAAGTTTTTCTCCTTGGCGAATATGAAAGTGATTAATAATGTCTTGCTTAATAAGCGAAACATCATGCAGTATATGACTATTTGATTCTTCATTTACTGTACTAAATCCTCTGTACGTAGGACTTTTTTCGGTGGTAATTTTGTCTGAGTTATTACTACCCTTTACAGATACTTGTTTATATAAACTTTTTTCTATTGTACTCATACCGTATTTACCTTATTATGTCGAACGCTTAAATGTGTCTGCTAATGCAAATTGTTCAGGCGCTTCCTCTAGTGTCCCGTTTACAAAATCTTTTCTTTCTTCTACCGAAATTGCAGCTGTTTTATCAGCTACAAATTCTTTTGGATTGTTATTTTCATGATCCGACCATGGTTCATGAGCAGGGATTCTAACTGGTACACTTGCATCTACAGCATCTGATGCTGATTGATCTGAATTCATATAAATGCCGCCAAGTGCCGTTTCATGATGAGTTTTAGCACTAATATTTGTAGTGTTACCTGCTGTAATTTTTCCGTCGGCGCCTGCTTTAATTTCTACGTTATTAGTAGACGATATAAATGTACTTCCGCCAGTAGATGTAAAGTTTGTGTTACCACCTGATTCAAAATTAATATCTCTATCATCATAAAAGTTTATATCATTTTCTGATCTAAAACTTATACTGTCTTTAGCATATACATCAATTTTACCATTAGCTGTCATTTCAATCCAGCTATTACCGCTACCGTGTGAAATATAAATTAAGTCTTCCGAGTTATGCAATAAAATTTGATGACCATGACGAGTTTGAAGTCTAACTAATTCATTAGCAGGAATAGTTTTATCACCGTCTGACTCGCCTTTTGTAATATTAGCATATGAAGGTTTGTCAGGATCATCACCGCCTGGTGCTTTTCTACGGCGCAAACTCATATCACCATCATCCATGACAAAACTAGATCCGCCTAGTCTGTTAAATGGTCGTTG